ACTGCTTCCGCCGCCTGATAATATTGCCATTTTGCATCATTCCTTTATTTCACGTTGAATTCGATATTTCAATAGGACATTTAAAAGCCCTAAAGATTCGCAGGACACGTTATTGCCTATTTTCAATTGATAATAAGTGACCTTTTTGTCTTTGGTTTTTGCTTTTGTGGGTTGAGGGAACGTGTTTGTTGCATATACGAATGTTTCATATACCAGATTAGAGTAGGAAAATAGGTTTTGCGATATTGTCTTGATCTCTTTCCATCCGGCCCTTAGATTGCTTCTTGTATATAATGTTGCGGACGTTTGGGAAGAAGGCTTGATGGAAAAAAATACTTTAGATACTAATTTGGCGCGGGATATGGTATTAAAATCAAACACCAGGGATGTCCAATAGGCGTTTTTTGCCGTTTCGTCCGTACCGTCATCATCACAGTACGACGAGGTATCTTCTATGGTTTTGAGTTTATATATCTGCCCTGTTCGGCTGTCCCCGTACCATAACTCGCCGTCAACTTCAAGCGCGCAACTTGCGTACATATTGTCCAGTCGGAACCATTGGCCTACGCCGTCAATGATGTACCGATAATCGTAGACCCACACATATCCGTTGTTTGGGTTAAAAAGCCACCACGAATTTTTGAAGTCTATAGAAACATAATCTTCTATATTGCCCATGTCCAAAATGCCTTGCAGCGCGGTAGGGTCCGCGTTTCTATCTACTTTATTGGAAATATGCACAACGTTTTGTTCATTTTGCGGGTCTATGGATACGGTGAGATACGCGCCTTTTTTCGTGAGGAACGCCGGGAAATTATCTAATATCTGAAAACTGTCTTTTGCGTTACTTCCTATGGCGCTGTTTAAGAGTTGCGTAACAAAAACGGCTTCCCCGTTGTTGTCTATATAAGTTCTTGTGTATTGCTGTGATTCTTTGTATATAATCAGTCTGTCGTATAGTTTCGAATACCCTATGATCGCGCTATCGTCGCTGCCTATGTCATCGTATCCGTCGTTTGGAAAATATGTTGGGTCTTTTACACCGCTGCGATAGTCTCTATTTTGATTAGTTGAATTTCCACTGATCCATACTCTGGCCCCGTCCGATCCGCTCCATATGGTGAATATGGTACAGCCGTTGATTTTGTCCGCGTCACCTGATACAGTTTTATACGCAGTTATCTCTACGTTATTGGGTGCTGTCGCGGGAGGCGTTCCATAGGTGAAAGACACTACGCCAGTTGTTCGATTAACTGTAAAGTCTGTATCTTCTACCTTGGCTGCACCGTCTACAGTGATTGTGACTTCCGTAGCGTCCAGGCTTTCATACGGTAAATAATAATCTGTGTCCGTGCCATCCGCGGAAAACAAGACCTTAAATCCTGGCTGGATATAGTTTTTTGCCTCAAAAGCCGTGCCTGATCCTGTCGGGTCTGTCCCGATCAATACCGTAGGTACATATCCCTCGGTTGCCTTTACAGTTGTTCCGTCATACTGTAAATACGTAGTGCCGTCCAGCATATAGAACGTATTGTTATAGGTAAAACCCCTTATTATATCGCCGGACATGCTTTCGTAAATCTTGGAATAAGTGAACGTGCCAAAATCGGTTATCTTGTATAAATCTGTATCGTGCCCAAACAAAAAGATTGATCCGGTTGTTTTTTTGTATTCCAATAGTCCGGTTATCATTGAATCACCAAGGGAATCGTTTTGTGCTTCTACGCCCGGTATTTTGTCCAATGCACCCCGATCATCTGGCAGCATGTTCAACATATCCGGGCTTTCATTTACTTCTATCTGCGTATTATTTACAGAGATATTCAGCCCGAAAAACTGTACGATTTCCAGGGTGCGTTCTTCTTCTGGTTTTGTTACTTTAATTGGTTTGTACATTCAATCACCAATTGCTTGTGTTGATAGGCGTTTCTATCCCGTTGTCCTGCGGACGGTTGCCGATATGCGCGTTCATACCAACGAAATATTCATTGTTGAATGTGTCTGCCAGATACGGTTCTTCGTCTCTCAATAAGGCTGCGGATATGCGGTGCACCAATGTTGGCTCGTATTCGTCCGGCAGATCAAGCACAGTATCATCCTGTGTGGTTAGGTCGCTTGCTGACGGTTCTGTTATAAATGTTGGATACGCATAGTAATGAACGTTGACTTCGCCGGAAGTTGAATACGGCAAATAGATTCTCTTGCTTGATTTACCGTATGTTTCAAACCTATAAGCGGCGTAGTTTTCCATTATCCCGTTTTGGTGAGTCCAATCAACCCTATCTAACCTGAAAAACGTTGTTGGCAGATCATACGGCACGGCTGGTAAATATGGCGGCACGCTATCGTCATCCGGAAATGCTTCGGCAAACAGCGCAACATATCTGTACTGATACCTATAACTCCCCGAAAACCGTATCCGTATATCGTTTTCTATATCACTGGCTGTGATTATGTCTTTGTACGTTGTGTACCCGGTGCTGTCCGTGTGACTGATGGTATCAAGCGTTGTCCATGTATCTTCTGCGGTTTCTTCCTCAATATAAACAGTGGCCGTGCCGCACACCTGGAATGAATATGCCTGTGATCCTGTAGCCGAATAACTTATATCTTCCGATGAATGAACAAGCCCTTCGTACCAGCTTGTCCCAAGTTGATTTTCTGGGTTATTTTGCGCTATAGGGTATGTAGCATATATGGCGTTTTGTTGGGTGGCAATCTCGTTTTGAAATAAGTTGATTAGCGGAACAACAGAAAGCAGATAATCCTTGTTGTCCGTGTCACTTATTGCCTCTCCTCCGCTTGCATACTCGCGCATTTCATGCAGGGTTTTTGTTTTGATTTCGCCTACAGTCATGGTTATTTCTCGATCAGCATTAAGCCAATAAAAATATCTGCCGCACCGGAGCCGCCATTTGTGACTTTGATAGAATATTTGGTATTGTTTTTAAGCACCCTAAACGGCTCTGTAAGGTCATGTGCGCCCACACCGCTTGTACCGCCTATGTACTTTGTTTCTACGGTTGTGGGGCTGCCTTCGGTCACTGTCGCGCCGTTGGCGACCGTAACGCCGGATGTGTAGGATGAGTTGTCGTTCATGTTTCTTGGGGTTACAGCAGACCCGCCCGTTGCAGACGTAACCCCCATTTTAATATCCAGCGTGATCTTATCGGCAGACGCATAGAAGTCTACAATCCGCAGTTCTCTTTTCTTCTCATCGTCCGGCGTGACAAAATAGCACGAACTTGCACTGGCAGAGGCCAAAGCGCTTATCGCGTAAAATACTCTGTATGCGTTTCCAGTTGTGACAGCGCGGGATATTTCATCGTCTCTGATTGCTACTGCGTTCATTTTTTCTCACTTCTTCCAGTGGATTTAGGACGGCCTCTTTTCTTTGGGGCCTTGATTCCGTTTAGTTGTTTCAATAGCTCCATGATGTTATAGAGCAGTTTTTCTTCACGCGAAAAGCGCTCATTCGGTTCTATCTCAAACATAATTACCTCAAATGGAAAAAGGGCGTGTTCCCACGCCCTTACGCATCAGTCGTTACGCGCACGTAATCAGTACCGTTACAGCGCACAATAGCGGTTTTGAGAGTTGCGATTTCCACGCCTGTCTGACCAGTGGCTTTGATTGTCAGCGTTTCACCAGACCCGTTGTACACGATGTACACCTTATTGGCCGTTGCTGGTGCAATAATAGCCGCCGCGGTGTCAACGTTAGTCGTGGTAAGAATAAGGTTTTTAGCTTCTGCCGCGCTCAATTCCCAGTCAGCGTGTCCGCCAGCGTAGTCATGTGCTACAGCCGAAAAGGTAATGTCTGGCGAAGTCATGACGGGGGCGGTAAGTGTTTTACCTGTCAAGGTTTGAGTTACGTCAGTTCCAACAAGCGTAGTGGTCGCATCGGGCAAAGTAATGACCCTATCGTCCGTTTGGGAGGCTGCAATTGTCGTAGTCTTATCCGTAGTTGCACCGGACAATTCAAAAGATAGTTCTTTCGTTAGGTCAGCACCATCGGCGACAATGACATTGCCTGTTCCCGTTCCGGCAATCTTGAGATCGGTATTGGTTTCGCCAGCACCCCTTACCTGAGGAGCTACGCCAGTATTACCGGAAGCAATACCGACATGCGTTACAGGGGTAGTGGCTTCAGTAAATACCAAATACTCATCCCCACCGGCATCCGCGATATAGCCAGTTGTTACAATCTTAGGCGCGGTCAGCGTTTTACCGCTTAGCGTCTGTGCAGCATCCGTTCCAACCAATGTAGTAGTTGCATCTGGCAGCGTTATGGTGCGATCATCTGTTTGAGAACTTGCAATTGTAACCGTTTTATCGGTTGTCGCGCCGGACAGGTCAATCTTTATGTCTTTAGTATTGTCTGCTCCATCGGCTAAAGTAATTTTACCCGTTCCGCTGCCTGCCAAGAGTAAATCTGTGTTTGTTTCGCCGGCACCTTTTAAAGACGGTGCAACGCCAGTATCCCCGGTTGTTATCTGTAAATAGGTAACGGGCGTTGTGGCTTCCACAAACTTCAAATATTCATCTCCACCAGCATCATTGATAGAGCCTCCAGTAGCGATCTTGGGGGCTGTCAAGGTTTTGTTTGTCAACGTCTGCGTAGCTGCTATAGCAGCCAGGGTATCGCTGGCCGTATCGGGAACGGTCATGAGCTTTGTCTTTCCCGCGTCCTGATAAAGGCTTGCGATAATGGGGGTTGTCAGCGTCTTATTTGTCAGCGTTTCTGTGCCCGTCAGACTTGCTTTAGCCGCCACAGCAGCTACGGCAGTGGCCGCATCACTAGAAGCGTCTGCGGCCAGTTCAGAGGCCGTTACGGCAGCGTCGAGTTTAGTTACGACGGCAGACGCTAGTTTTGCTTCCGTTACATTTGCATCCACTATATTAGCGGTTACAACGGAATCGTCTGCAAGATTTGCGGCAGTAACACAGTCAGCCGATAAATGCGCCGTGTCTATCGCCCCATCGGCAATGTGTTCAGAGTCTACTGCATCGTCGGCAAGCTTCGTTCCGTCTACCGCATCGGCAGCCAGTTTAGCGGTTGTGATTGCTTCGTCCTCAATGACTGCTCCGCCCTCCGTCAAAGATGCAAGAGCATCGGTAATATCCGTTCCAGCTACGGTTACGGTTGCGCCGTCCGCGATAGTCAGCGCTTCGCCTGACCGTATTTCGATTTCAGTAAAATGTGTTTTTCCCATCTAGCACACCACCCTTACGACAGGGAGGTTCCGCCAGAACCAGGAATGACAGCAGCGGCAAAGCGCCAGTCCCAATGACAAGCCGCAAACCGGGCGCGGCCCTTCCAGATGTTCGCGTCAGTGTTCTCGTCAACATACGACTTGACCGCCAAGTCTTTGCGGGTCTGCCAGACCATTGCGGAGTAGTCTTTCAAATACGTGCTGTCAATCAAAATGAAATAGGAATTGCTTGTCGTGATGGTTGTAGGTATTCCCAGGTAAGGCCACACGACAACATTCCAGCGCCCGAAATGGTAATTTCCGGCGCGGTCTGCGCTATCCGGCTTACCGTCTCCGTTTAGGTCCTCAAAAATGGCCTGTGTCTGCGCTGCGTCGGCGGCAACAGTGGCCGCGCTCTGACCATTCGGAACAAGAATGGTGTCGTACGAAACACCCAGACGATTTCCTTCATCGTCCCTGATGTTATGGCCGTATGCTTCCAGTTTGCTCAGATTGTCATAAGAGTAAGACCCGTCATACAGGTTGGACTGATTGGCATATCCTCCTGTTTTGGACGTGTGGGCTGTAGAAAACAGAGCAAGACCGTCCGCACCGGAAATATCAAAGGTGTGCCCGTTGAATGTCATGGTCGTATCTTGACCCTTAGTGTAGATATCAGCGCCGTACTTCTCGCGGGTCCGATAATACGCACCCATGAAACGATTCCCGCCCTGCTTGATTTTGCCCATCTTGACATCTTCAACCATCTTTGCGGATACGGAAAATCTATCTCGCCACTCAATGTCTTGGATCAACTTTTGATAGCCGTCCTGGAACGAGTTTTCTGGATATGAGGCGTTCTCGCCACCAGGCACGAAGTCACCCAACGCGGTTTCTCCGCCGTAGGTTTCGCCAAAGTTATCAGAGGTTTCAGTGCTGAACAGAAGGTCTAGCATGGATTTCTGCTTCCACGCCTCATCCTGTTCGGTGATGTATTGTTTTACGGGAGCCTGTATTTTGCCATATTGGGTATCGTTAAGGCCCGATGCAATAGTGATTAACATTGTGTTTTACTCCTTTCAAAATGCAAAAAACGCCCTCAAATCGTGAAGGCGCTCATGGCACTCTGTATTAAATTGTTTTGATTAGATTAGATTGCGCTGGGGAAATGTCCTACGACAGTTGAATAGGTAGCACCGTCAGTCTCATCCACTTCAAATACGCCGTTTGTCGTAGTAGCTGTGATAGTAAGTTCCGTAGAGGCAAGCGTGTACTTGCTTCCAAGAGCAGAAGCCGCTATCTGGCCGCTTGAAGTTGTTTTGTACTGGTCGGTGGCCCTGATGCGCTGTACGGGCATCAAAGTGGACCCATCACCAGTACCCGCCGATAATCCAATAAACGCCTGAGTACCGTCGCTGTCATCATCGGCTGCGGTCAGTGCACCGCTCGAAAGGTTCAACACCTGACCAACCGCGAAAGATTCCTGGTTGGTTCCGGGAAACCATTCGATGGGCTGGACACTGCCATCAAAGGTTTTATATAGTTTCATTTCTTACACTCCTTTACAAATCTCCGTTTTTCTTTGCTTGACGGATTTCCTTAATACACTGGTCGCGTGATTTATCTGGAAACCACTTTTTCCAGTCTTGGATATCCGTATCTGTGACTTGTATGTTATCTACGTCGCCGCCCGTAGCGTTTTTGCCAATATGATCGAAACCATGCGCTTGATTAACTAGCTGTTGTTTCTGTTTGGCTGTGGCGTTCTTTAACACGTCGGTTTTGTTCGCAAGAAGATACGCATCTGAAAGAGTCATGTTTTGGTTGTTCATCAATAGCTGAACGATTTTTCCACCGTTTGGCAATTCGTTTACTTCGTTTATGTTTTTAACGCTTGTCCCAAACGTTTCATTCAGTTCGGCTATTTCGGACTGTATGCTCGACATGACCTGTTGTTCGGCAATATACTGTACCATTTGTTTGGATGCAGCAACCGAACTAGCGTATTCCGGGTCTTGTTTTATTTGGTTTGCCGCCATTTGCGCCAGTAAAGCAGGATCATGGTTATTTTGATACTGTGTGGCAAGCTGCTGTTGGTGTTGCTGCTGACGTTGGCGTTCAACGGCTGAAAGATATCCGTCTATATCCTGGATGTCCTCAAGACCTGCTTGCTTGGCCCACCCTGCTACCTTTTGGTTCCACGCATCCTGTTTGGCTTTTAGCTTTCTGTTTTCGCGTGTTACCTCGGCAAATGCGTGATTGGCGGGGTTGTCCTTGTCCTTGCTCTGTTCTTCCGGCGTGCTTTCTGGAAGCTCGGCAGTTTCTTCCTCGTTTGTGCCTTCAATTTCTTCGTCCATTGTGTTCCTTTCTTTCGGGTTTTTTATCCGGTCCCACGGAATAGGATTTTTGTCCGGTCCTGCGGATTAAATTGAGCCGTTCGCCTTGGGGCCGCCAGTCTTAGCTGCCCGCAGGTCGCCGCCGCGCTGAATCTTATCATTGCGGCTATTTTTCTGCTGCTGTGTTGCATTAGCAACATACGCAGATTTGTTTTGAGGCTTAATAACGTTCATACAATGCCCTCCCTTCCTAAAAGTCCAGCCGTTTGCCCTGGCTGTAGGGGTAGTTGCGGTGGTAATTGTCCGGGTTGTCCTTGCTCCGGCGTTTGCTGTTTCATCTGTTCCAGTATGTTGTCAGCCTCCGGGAATCCAAGCTTGGCTAGGACCTCCCAATACTGTGGCGGCGTAACCATACCAGATTGCGCGGCCATCGTCATATGATCGTACAGGAACGCTTTATTATTGGGTATATCGCCGCCCATATCGGCCTTGAATATAAAGTCTGTATTGTAATACCAGTTTCCGGCAGCATCTCGCATAAGTAATTCGTATTTATTGTAGTTTTTGTATTGCAGATCACCGTAAATATCTTTCGCTGCGTATGGCCGTTCTTCAGACGTAAACAGAATGTCAAAGTAAAACATGATCTTGAACAACTTGGCCCAAAAATCGAACCTGTTTTCAACCTTGCTTTGCAATCGTCCGGCTGTCTGCTGGACCTGCACCTCTTTTGCCCTGCCGGACTTTGCGGACGAATCATACTGGCCTTGGTATGACGGTGTTATCCCGGCTATGTTTTTTGCCAGATCGATATTGTTCAGCGCAAAGTTCACGTCCTGGGATATATTCGCCTGCAAGTCTTTTATCTCTACGCCCTGTAGGTCTTGCGGCTTGCCTCTGTATACGTCATAAACCGTATTTGTGACTTGCTTTTTCAATCCCTCCGGTATTGTTATAATGGCTGGCGCAAGATCAATCTTTTCTTCCACCCGCGACCATGTTTTTTTAATTGTTTCCTGCTGATCGCGTATGGTTTCTACGTCGCTTCGACCGCGCAATTGAAAGTTAACCGGAGTATTGATTCGTATTGAAATAGGATAAAATTTAGGTGCCGGTATACGTATTTTATCGCCAGCCTTAAGTTGCCGTTCAATAACCACTTCTTTTTCGAGCGGTACGGCTTGCCCGGCATCGGTTAAAACATATTGCTTGGTTTTATATCTGATCGGACTCAGTATAATATCTTCCTGTACCGTCTCGTATGTTTCTATTTTCTTTATGAGTTTTTTACTTCCGCACTCCGGGCATTCTTTAGTACCCTGCGGAGACTCATAACCACAATCCTTGCATTGCATGACACGCGGATAGAAGTATTTCGGTAAATCCTCCAAAGGCTTTGACCCGGCCCATACAAATTTGCCTCTATCGCCGTCATCATCCTTGTAATAGCAAACTATTTCTGTGACAATTTCGTTTGTTGCTACCGAATCGCCTTTTTCATCTTCTATTCTGCGCAGATCGGGATATTCTTCCGATTCTTCCGTTACATCAATGCCATATTCGCGTAATATACTTTGTTTTGTCGTTGATCCGGCCAGAAAATAATAGTCCATTTCTTCTACTTCATATACGCCAGGCTGTCCGATAAACTGCTTTGGATGATAATGTACAAATTCCTTTTCACCAACATATTCATGAGTGCCCAACGTGCGGTTCCAATTCATTGAAACGGGGTCCATGCCGTGAATATAGGTGTTCCGCTCGTTTATATCGCTCATTTTTTTTGTTGCCATCTGCGTAAGGTCGGAATTGATTTTTTCCTGGATCATTTTAGCTTGCGTAGAAAAACCGGGTTTCATCGATACAATGCTGGCGTTCGGCGTTTGGTTATTGACTTGGGTTTCGATGATTTCAAAGGTAATGTTTGGTACGTTGTTTGTCTTTTTAACTGCTTGATTCGAGGTTGAGTTAACATTTTTTGTTGTTTCATGGGTACCCCTGTAGACGTTTTCAAAATCGTCAAACTCATCTGGGTCAAACTGTGCATACGCTTCGCTAAATTTGACTTTCCAGTATTCTAAACGATTTTCAGAGTTGAGCTTTTCTTCTCTTCCCTGGATTGAATATACTAGTTTTTTCATTAAACCACCAATTCGTTGTATTGCTTGCATTTTCGGCATTTTAGGTTTATCAATACCGTCCCATTCTCGATTTTTTGCTTTAATTCCGGTGGAGCCTCGCCGAAACATGTTTTATATCCTTGTGTGAGGCAATTCCGGCATAAGAGTTGGCCGTCTCGAAAGACTATTTTCATTGTTTCTCCAAGTAATCAAGTATCCCGCGCTCACGCCAGTTTGCAAACAAAAGCGGTAAATTACCCTGCTGTTCGGCGTTATAGTAATCTTCCTGGTAATCGCGGGGAAGTTTTGAGATATCGAACGAATGTGCGCTTGATGAATCGCCAAACCGTTGCTGTCCGCGTATTTCGTTGGCTATCATATCAGCAAAAAGTAGATCGTCGTGCGATCCTGCTATGGCATCCGGCTTACCCGATTCTGTTCTGACGAACGTGAGCATTTCTTGTAGCGTCTCTATATCGGTAAATACCTCGATGTTGTTTTCAACTGTCTCGATTTCTTTGTCTATGATGAGTGGTCTGGTTGTTCCTGTCGTTCTCCATCCATGCCGCATTTGGATTTTATGGGTCATGTCATCGTAGCGTTCACGTACATACTGGTTGTCATAGTTCAGCCGTTCAAGTTCTTCTATCGGCATGGTATTGAAGTTCATTTCAATGCCGATTAAAGCGTAATTATAGTATTTTCCCAAACAATACATCTGCCATGTATACGGTTTTGAATTTGATATGTCCATATGCAGCGTTGCTACGCGCTTGCCTGTTGAATTGTCAATAACTTGCCCGGAAAACCAGTCGTGCCCTTCGCCTTTCGTGTCGCCGCCCAAGACATATAATCCTCCGCGCTTGGGATCTTCATATATTTTTATCCAGCCTTTTGAATTGGATGTTGTAAACTCGAATTTGGTAATCTGTTCGTTTGATTCTGTGTATTTGAAATATCCTTGCTTATATGGATTTTCTTCGTAGTGTTTCCGCAAATAAGTGATGCGCTGCTGGACCTTCTCGTTATTGAATATTGGTGATCCCGTCATAATAAACGCTTCTTCTGGAGTAGACGGGTTTTCCTGCTTCATCATGTTCATGTCGTTGTTGCACTTGGATTTAAGGGTGTTTTTCCACCAATGGATGCGTTCAAGGGGTAATTTCAGTTCATCCCTTAAATACTTTTCGTACTCTCCCATTTGCAGTTCAAAAAGCTCTTTTAGCTCATCTGACTCAAACGGAATGATATATTCGTCGTGTTCCCACCAGGGAAGAAAAATTGGTGTCCATGCGTTTTGTCCCGTTACGGCATCGTCCCATAATTTCTTGAAGTCGTTAAACCCATTTGCTGTAGACTCTATGTAAACCTCTGTTCCCGGTTCGTCTGGTACTGCATTCATCAATCCGATAAGCTGTTTTTCCGGGCTTTCTCCTGACCAAAAGGCAAACTCTGATAAATGCGCGTAATGTAATGTGTCTGACTTGCCTATGCCCTCTGTCCCGGCTGTTTGTACCCTTATGATGTTATTACGGCCTTTTTGATCGCCGTGATATCCCGAAGGAACATCGTATATTAATTCTCGGGCGTTCGATGCTTTTTCGAGCGGCTTAACTTCTGCATCCATCTTATTGTTCATGAGCTTGGCTTTTCGGAAAAGAACCGCCGTAGAATCGTCTCTATGTGCCACGATAAGAAGGTTCTTATTTTCCTCTGTGCAGCCCTTAAATACAAACCGTCCGCATATGATAGTTGATATGCCTTCCTGCCGTGCTTTCAAAATGATGATGCGCACAGGCTTGCCTTCCGCGAGTTTTTTATCAATTATTTCAAGGAGCCGCTTTTGAGCGTTGTTCGGTTTGAGCTTTACGAGATTGCCTTTTTTGTCTGCTATCCAGATATATCTTTGAGAAAATATATCGTAATTTTGAAGCGCTGCGCGCCTAACTTTTTCGTTGGCTATTTTAAGTTGATATTCTTTCGTTCTGCGGTCTAGGTTGCGTTCGCTTGGGAGTGGTCCTGTCTGCTTTACGATGCCTAGCTTGCGCAGGGTTTTAGCTTTTTCTTTTTCATCCATTCTTTCTTATCGGCACCACATTGTTTGCCTCATCCGCCCGTTCGGCCAGCGCCATCATTTCTTTGTATTTTTCGTCCAGGGTTTCATCTGGCAGGTCGCCAAAGTCATTAGACTTGTCTTTGTTTGTGACTTCCGTTTTATCTGTATATTCACAGGCGTTCTTCAAGAAGAATATAGAGAACGCCGGGTTCTTTGCGTCAGCGCCCATGCTAATAGCGCGTTCTTCTATGCAGGTGTCTATCCAGTCAATTGCGTCCGCAAATTCGGGATTTTTTTTGTAGGTCCGGTGAAATGCTGATTTACTGAAATGATGATATACAAAGAATCCGGCAGCGCTAAGAAATTTATTCGTTGGTGTAACTGCGCGATATTCCTCAAACGCATCAAGCATTTCTTCCGGTGTTTTGAATATTCGGTTGTTTAAACATAATTCTTTCCCGGTGAGAGATGGCATTTTAACTCCTAGTATGTTTCAAGTTCCGCTACGGTTGGTTCGCTGAAATTAAATAGCTCGGAGAGTTCTTCTCTGTTCATGTCCGTTTCGGCTCTCAGCACCAGCATATCGGTTACGATATCGGTCAGCTTTTCGGATATATGAAATGCGATTTTCTTCGCGTCCTCATCCAGTTTGTCGTATAAGCTGCGGTCAAGCATGTTGCCCACCTTTTTCGTATTGCATGGCATTCCATATGGCTCGGGCTATGTTGTCCGTGGCAAACTCTATCATGTCGCGCACTGTTTTCTTTTCGGTATCATCCCTGCATATACGCGCTACGTATTCATTTAGCCTATCAAGCCATATATGCGCCATTTCGTGTATTGTGTTTTCCTCTAACCTGTCGTTTACTTCGTCGTTTTCTACGTTTGCGTATATTATTGCCTTTGGTCTGTTTTCGTAAATTGTAATATGTTGTATGGTTGATTCTTCGCTGCCATTTGCTGTTTCATATTCAAGGCTGATGTCCCAATCTTCCAGCCGCATGACTTTTTTCATTGTTTCAATAAAAGCCAACTGTTCTTCGTACGCTTCTTTGTTTTGATTTATCGGGTCAATGTGTATTTGATTCTTCAACGGCGCTCTCCTCCTTGAGCAGGTAATCCATTAGTTTAAGTGGATTGGCAAACTCAATTAGCATCTTTGTTATTTTTATCATATTTTCCGGGCATTCACCGTTCGTTGCAACAAACCCAATCTCATAGCAATCGTTATCAAGTACGCCCACATATAGTTCTTTAATTTGTGGGTGCGTTGCGGCTTTTTCTAGCTTGGCTTGTACTTCTGGTGGTAGGGTGCATGGTAAAGCTGTTTTTGCGTTTCCAATGTGTAGCATTTGGCGCTCTCCTTTCGCTCCATTCGGCTTTATACATCGGTTCTTATCGTGTCCTGGGCCATTCTTTTGACTCCTTTATACGGCTATACCTTGTTTATGGTCATCATGGTTGCCGTAGAGTTCATTAACTCTACGCTGTCGCGGTACTCTTTGCTTCCTGCTTTCGATTTTCTAAACAGCCCAAACGCATATAGATAGTCCCTTATATAGCATCGTATTCTGCGTTCATCTAATGCTTTTATATCGTCCATCTGTTTCTGTAGCCCTGTTTCTTCTATCAATTGGTATGTTTTTCTTAACTCTCGGCCTATTTGCCGATCTTCTTTGTTCATTTGTTCTCCATCTTTATTCAAGGTTTGTGTATATTCGGTGGTAGGGGGCACTATCTACTGTGTATTGCCGATTCTATTTTATCTATTTCGGCTATTCTCTCTGCCCGTATGCGCTCATTGGCCGCTATTGTTTCTTCGCTATATTGTATTGTCTCGCGCATTGATTCCGTCTGTTCAGCCGCGCGGTATTTTGCAAGCCGCCCTCTCTGTTCCGCTATATGTTGATCCAATATTCTAAGGTCATATTTTTTAAGGTCTAATCCCTTTTTTGCCCATGCTCTGTTTGTTTTATCGCCTTTGCAAATCGGGCATATTGCGTTTTCGTATATTCCCGTTCCCTTACATGCGCTACACGGCTCGTTTGGGTTTTCGTATGGCTCCATTGGTTTTCTCCTTCCGAAACTCTTATATGGCTTATCCCTATGGGACGGATAACTAATTTTTTGGGGGGCGCAGAGGAACGGGACTCCGGATCGGGATGGTAGGGGGGCCGCCATTCTTTCTACATATACCCTTTCCCCCTGCTTTAGAAAGCGGGGTCAATGCGCTAAACCTGACTTTAACGCACAGTTAACGATCAATCGCAATATCTTGAGAAATGCACATCTGATAACCCACTAGATGTAGTACGTGGCAATCGCATCTCGATATACCGATCTATCTCCTCGTCCGTCATGCCCTGAATTGCCAGTAATTTCCCGTCAATATGTACATTTGTTTCCTTGCGCTCTATCATCCCGTGATTGACCGATAAATCAAACTGTACACCCTTGGTATTTTTGAGCGTATACAAGCAGCCTAGCTTTTGGGCAACCATCCAAGTATGCGCGCGAGACATTGCTTGAGCATACAGACCCCCACGCCTCTTGTACTCTAACAACGTCCCATGATCTATGTCCAGATACACAGCAAGATCATACATACTTGGAGTAACTACCTGACGTATATCATTAAGTACATCATCTGTGTACTGCTCAACGCGCCGTACAAACTCTACCTCACTATACATAGGCAATAATCCACCATTGCCTGAGCCTGGTCCTTTATGTACGCATACATCGGTAGCTTTTTTACCCTCTGTCTTTTCCATCCTCTGCCGATCCTCTAAGTGTTTGCGGTATTTATAGTTGGAGAGTTGCTTCGCTCTCCGGCGCTCTTCACCAGATGTGTATTTCTTTGGCCTGCCCATACCCTTTACACTTCCGCTTGTTCTTCTTTATTTCATTTATGATCATATGAACACATGCTCATATTTGTCTTTTTGCCTTATCCCTCCGGGAGTATCGTCTTCAGCACTATGTCTGGGATTATCGGGCCATCAATATATGTAGGTTGTATATCTGGCACGTTAGATAGCACAATCGTTCCATTGGTGCACACATGAGCACTCATAATATACTCGCCTATGTGGTATATACTATTTTCGCGGTCTAAATATTGTATAATGACATTAGCGTCTTTCCCATAATTCTCGGAGCTCAAACAAGCCTTTTTCAGGTCACATACGCTTAGCATCATATGTACCCATTTTTTGTTAATGCATCCACTAATCCGTGTAAATACCATCTGCTCTCTCTATATCTCATAATCTCTCCTTATTGAGGGTCTTTGATCTTTATTGGCTCAGGAGGTAGTGGCAATATAGATATGGCATTGTGCGTCTGCCCTTGCTTGATCTTGCGCAACTCGATGGCATCTGATATCCGACTCACAATCTCCATTGCCCCAATTATAATTGCGCCACCTATAGCCCAGCCAATAATCATACCGATCATACGGGATATTAATATGCTCACTTATCCACCTACCTACATCTAGTATACCATATTTCGAGTATACTGTCCGTGCCACTACATGTATGAAACATGGACAAAACATGGACAAAACATGGACAAAATGTCCACAAATAATTAACGTGGTGTTCGCGTCTGTTCCCGTTGCATTGTGTTGTGATAGGGGTATAATAAAGGTATCAAAAGCAAGGAGGGAACCACCGATGACTGGATCAGATAAGCAGATTGCATGGGCAAAGCAAATAATCAATGATGCACTGGGCACGATCAACCGAAACATTAGCAGAGTCACAGAGCACATCGAAAAGTACGACATGCAAGACGAGCAGATATATCTTGACACGTGGTTAGCCGCAAAGAACCAGTACGAAAATGTAATCTTAAAAACGCCGGAAGCACAAGACGCATCATGGATCATCGACAATCGCAAGCGCATGGACCCAATAGCGATTATACACCAGGTAGACATGATTGTAGCCGCCAATAGGCGTAAATAGGAAAGGAGATATCATGAGTAATCTAACCATGCGAGACACATTAGCTAGTGAGGCATACGAGACACTATCCACAACCGAGCGGCGGCGCACCCTAAAGGTCGAACAAGCCAAGGAGTACAGTGGTTTTGCCGCCTACCCCGATACGTGCAGGGCTATTATGGAGCATCTGCCCACTGACATCTGGGATCGCTATACCGCCAAACAGATCGGAGAAATCATGCATATTG